TAGTTCCCAAATGCTTTAATGCTCCATGGAACATCAATAGAAGCGTTGTAAACCGTCGCAGCCTTGGATACGTCAGTCCAAGTCAGAGTTGTGTTGTTTAGAAGATACAGTTTGGTAGGCGTACCGGCAAAAAACCGGATCGATCCGTCAAGGCTGCGCACTGAAAGCCAGCCCACAGGCATAACCGGTAGAGCACCCGTTAGGGCCACAAGAGAAGGCGCGGGAATGTAAGACCCAGCCGCACACAAGACATTCTTAATCTCGTCGCTGAATGCCGTATTCAAATCGGCAATGTCGGGGCCATAGTCTGCGACGTTAACCAGCATTAGAAGCACGTCGCGGTGATGTAACCACGTCCATTCCGTGAAGATGTTTCGGCCTTCAGTCGGTTATCCTGGTCGGCGGCGTCATTAAGCGCCTCTGTTGCCACAGCCACATCAAGTAGGGTGTTCTTTGCCAGAATGTACTTTGCCCGCGCCTTAATTAGGTCGTACGCTTCGTTAAGCCATGCGTTGGTGTCTGTATCATCCTCAAGCGTATCCAGCCTGTATGGAGTGACCTGAAGGCGAATAGTGAACACCTGAGCATTAGGAGTTGGATACAACCTAATGCGCTGCCCAAAATAGGTCCAAGCGTAGGGTTCACCATTAGATCCTGAATTGTCAGACAGGATTTCAATATTTTCTGGCGTATCTCTGAAAAGCGTTGCGCGCTGGCCTTGCGAGTCCTCGCTATAGGCTTCAGTGATGTGAACAAGCGTTGGGATATTGGCATTGTCGGCAGCGTCATACCACTGCCGACCGTTCACCGTTGGGAACGTGATCGATTGAAGTTCGTTAAAGTAGTAGACCTGATTGGAATAGTAGCGGATAGCGCCGAGAATGGCTTTCTTGATCTGGGCAGTGTATTCACCTACCGAGTCCGCGATATCGTCTGCAATGTCGCCCTGAAGATCAGCATAAGTCGGCATTATTTATTCTCCGGCTGGTGCCTTGCCGCCCATGCGACGGCTTCCGCTTCATTGGCAAATCGTTCGTAAACCCACCCGTTCGTTGTCCTGATGCGGATTAGGGCCTTCTCTGCGTCCTCGTTCATGACTGTTGCGTCACGAAAGCCAAGCCTACGAAGTTTGTTTATCGGTTTCATTGCAGGCCTTCATGTGAGCGAATAGGCCACGGCCAATATGAACATGGCATTTTGGGCAGACGCCCTTTTCAGTCTCTATTGTCGCCTTGGATTGCGCGGCCTTTTCAGCAGGCGACGTAAAATCCATGAGGGTCCAGTCTGTGTCTTCGTAATAGGAATTATCACCGGCCATTAAGGCTCCCTTGTGGATGAGGGGCGAGGTTTCCCCCGCCCCATCCGATTAGAGGTTTTCGAGGTAAGTGATGCAGACTTCTACGTCACCCGTCGTCGCAGCAGTCCCGGTAATATTCGGCGTCACAGTGATGATGGTATCAACAGCAACACGGAACACGTTGGTAGCGGCATTGACAGGCACGAAGGCTACAGCAGTCATCGAACCAGCAGCGGAGAACGCAACACCGGAGGCACCGGAAATACCGATGTCGAGGGTGTTGAGCGTACCTGCGTTGAAGGCGGTCAGAACCTGATGGCCCGATGTGGGCTTCATGATCAGAGCGCCAGCAGGAATAGTGCCGATAACAATCGGAACGCCATTGACTGCATTGTACTGGAACGGACCCGTAGCACCGCTAACGACGATATTGGCACGAAGATAGCCAATCTGCTCGATAGAGTTGTGACGGGCCGGAGGGTTAGCGGCAAGAGTATTTGTAGGCATTGCTTAGCCCTCCTTAGTGGGTTGCAGCGTAGGTGGAGATGACGACAGAGCCAAAGTCCACGCTGTTGAATGTGGTCTTCTTCATGCCGATGATGGTCTGCACCGAAACACCAAGCTCGCGCTGGTAGTCGAAGAGTTCTTCAACCATCTTGTACTTGGTGGCGGTGTTGTTCATGCCGAAGCTGACGACAGCCGACTGAGCACCGAGCAGAACAGCGCGGCGAACGGTCGGGATGGTAGCACCGGTATCCGAACGAACGCCAGGAACGACGTGTTCAGCTTCACGCAGCACGACGCCGTTGTATTCGCCAAGAGCACCCTGATAGATCGGGTTATCCTGCTTCGAACCCTGGTAGACGGCCTTCTGAATGTCGAGCCACTGGCCAGTCGATGTGCTGGTGCGCATATCCGTTACCTGCGTTGGGTGCAGATACAGGACATACTTGTCGTTGCCGTCAACGCGAACCGGACGAATGCGAGGATTTGCCAGCTTGGCCTTTTCAACGGCATAGTCGATCAGGTTCAGGTTGAACACGTCGCCAGCGATGAGAGATTCATCATTTGCGCGTGCGTTCGGGCGGGTGATGTTGGTCGGCGCTGTCGGGGCATTGAACAGGTAGTGCACCGGCTTGATTGTGACCGTACGGCCTTCAAAAGCCATGGTCGGAGCTGTATACCCTGCGGCCTGAAGGAAGAAGGCCATAGACATGCGGTCTGCATACCAGTCGCCAAGACCGGCAGTGGCTTCGTCGCGCAGATCAAACGGGACGCGCTGGGCGTCAATCGTCTGATCATTCTTGACGCGGACAGCGTGGTCAAGCTCATTCAGGATCAGGCGATCCGAATAGGTGCTGAGGGCTTCTTCATTGCCCTGGAGAACCTGAGACTCGGTAACGCCATCGCCTACGAGCTGACGACGCAGGCCGAACGTGACAGCATCGCCCTTGCCCTTCATCGGCTCATCCTTGAGCTGAATGATGGAATTGGTGCCGGTGCCGATCAGTGGTGCGATTGCGGTTGCTTTGGAAATTTCGACTGCGAGCTTTTTGCTCCACAGTTTGACGGCTAGTGCGTCATTTACGCCGTAGCTGGTGACAGCCATGTTGGTTTATCCTCTGTATGGATTGATTGGGGTTACTTGCCAGATTAACGCATCTTGCGGGCGACAGAGAACTGACCGGTCATCAGCGGGAACAGTTAACGCCTGTTCGGGGCGACAGATGGGGCTATACCGGCCCCATCATCGGTTCATGCTTAGATGAGGATTAAGCCCCCATCATCTTCTGAAACTTGCCGGGATTCTTTGCATACCATGCGCTGAACTCCGAGTCCGTCATCTTGGCTACAGCTTCCGCCGTGTCCGGGTCTGCGCTGGAAGGTCCATTTGTTCCCGTCAGCGTTTTATTCGCGTTGATCGCCTTGGTTAGATTGTCCAGCTTCTGGTTTACAGCAGCATTAGGATCAACCGCGTCGGGCGAACTCGTCGGAGTATAGCCGTATTTCTTGGACATTTCAAATATAACCTCAGCGGGGTCTTTGTTGGCAGCCTTTGCCGCCTGAACAATCTGAAATGTCTCTTCGCTGATCTGTTGATCTCTTACCTTTGGGTCGGCCAACTGGGGGTAAATAGCCGACATTGCTTCAAGCTGCTGGTGACGAGAATTGCTTAGGAAGGTGGCGGCTTCCATAAACGTAGGCTCTTTGGCCGCGAATGCAGTCGCCGACTGACGCCATGTGTTGTCGATGTCCTGCTGCGCTGCTTGCGCCTGTCGCTGCTCTTCAGCTTGGCGCTTTTCGGCTGCGGTCTGGTCCTGGAGAGCCTTAAGCTGCTCACCTTGGTATTTCATGTACCCAAAGATATCATTCTCTGGATCTGGGATTTCTGGCTTCTGCTGTTCCGGCTCTTTGTTGGCCGAGAGCAGAGTATTCCAACGGTCATTAAGAACGGCCTGCTGCTTGCGCACCTCTTCCAACTCGCTGCGTGTCTTCTTATGCTCTTCGCGTTCAGCGTGGAACACGGCATGGGGAATGAACTTGCCATTTGCGTCGCGGGCTTGGCCTTCGTCGGCTGGTGGCTGGTCATTGGCTGGAGCGTCTACGACGGCTGGCTGATTAGTTTCTTCGACAACAGGCGCTGTTTCGCCCCTTGTGTCGAAAAATGCTTGTTCTGACGGTGTTAGTGCATCGCTCATTTATTCTTCCTCTGCCCTTCAGGCGGGCGGTCCACAGCAAATACGCTTTGCGGGCGACAGAATGATAACGCTCATCCATGCGATATTCGGCCAGTGTGGCCGGTATTACTGAACTTTATTCATATCCTTGGCCTGCTGCAAGGCGAGGCGTTCGGCGGCAATTCTGTTTTTCTCGGCAGCAATGGCGTTGGACTGATTCTGAAGCTCATTCTTTGTCTGAGCCTGCTCTGCCTCAAGTGCCGCCCTCTGCTGTTCAATGAACAGGCTGATCCCATCCTTCTGCTGCTCAATGGCTGCCGATGCCTGCTGGCTCTGTAGCTTGACCTGCTCAGTCTGGTTCTTGATCTCTGCCTGCTGTGCCATTGCCTGCGTCTTGACTTCTTCAGGGCTAGGCGGCTGCGGCTGTTGAGCAGCTTGGGCCTGCTGCGCTTCTGCGGCTTCCTTGATCTTCTGGACGAACGATGGGGGCAGAGGCGTGTATTCAAGCATAGCCATTGCGATGTCCGGCGTCATATAGTCCTTCACCAGCGGAAGCAGGCTCTGGAGAATGCTCCATGTCCGCTCTTTCTCGTTTGGCGAGGTCGGAGCGTCATCAACGATGATATCATATTCGATGTTGGCATTCTCTGGCTTGGTGAGCGGAACGTACTGCTCCTTGCCTTTGCCGACGATGCGAATCAATCGACCATCCGAGAGGAAGTTCTGGATGAGATACAGCATCACGCGGCCCTGACGCTTGCGATAGCGGCGAAGGCTGTTGAACAATGGGGCAAGCAGGCTAAGGCTCGACTGACGACGCTGGTACTCAAGAACGCCCGCTTGATCGACCTCGCGCGTGCCGACGAACTCAGGCGAAAGGCCTGTGACTTGGTTGATAGCCTCCTTACTCTCCTGAAATAGCGTCCAGAAACCGGCGGGGAAGCTGGACTCAGGTTTGTTTTGAATACGTGGGTTAGCTCCAGACAGCGACCCAGGCTTGAGCCATGTAATCGCGTCCTGCTTAGCCCATGAACCTTCAGCCTGACGATCATCATCAAACGCACCACGTTCAGCGAGAATGCCGCCCTTGGCCTTGCTGTTGAGGATGTACATCACTTGACTGAAATACTTGTTGCTCCAACGCTGCGGATCTTTCGTAGGGCGAATGATGCCGTAGAACTGGTTCTTCACCTCGTCATGAAAGCCGGTGATGCATTCCCACCCAAACAGCCCATCAGGGACAGCGGGCGAGTCCACCTCAGCCAGAACCTTCTTTCCGATGAAGGCACGCTTAACAACCTTCTTGTACTGGCGAACGGCCTTGAAGTCTGGAATGCTCTTCTTGATGAGCTTTACCTGTTTCTCATCATAGTTTCTCATCTGGCCCGGGTTTTCGATATCTGGGCCGCGATAGTAAGGCTCACGCTCCAGCCACCGGCATTCGACAATCGTGCACATCCGGCGAGGGTGGTTCTCGACAAGGTTATTCTGTCCACCTTCGTAGCGGTCTGCCCTCGTCTGGTCGTGTGGATCGTTGATGTCAGCGT